AGAGAGAGGAGGCATCCAGCGACTGTCTGCCGTCTAAAAACTGACCCGCTCCTTTGAGCAGATTGCAGTTGCGGCAGGCAGCCTGCAGATTCTCAGGAGCATCAGTACCACCCAGAGCAACAGGCTTGATGTGGTCAACATGATCAGCCCACTGTGTACATGGAGGGCCCTGTATCTGACAGCTGTACCCAGCACTCTGCAGTACAGCCTTACGTACCTTCTCCCATCTGTACTTATCAGTCTTATACATAGCCACTGTCCTATACCCCTAGTGCAGTGGAGTAGATGTTACGTAGTGCAGTGGTACTGACCCCTGCCTCATGGAACTTCATGAAGTGGTCCATACCCTTTTTGGCCCAATGCTTCCTGGTACCTGCATTCAGCATCTTACTGAGGGCCACATACAGACCATCTTCTGTGGATTCCATGAATGGAATAGATCCCCATAACTGCAGCATCCTGTCCCTGGTGTCGGGTGGGATGTGCTGCAGGATCATGCTGGGACAGCGCTCTGCATCCACCCCTGCGATGACTGGTAGTCCCATCCCCCATGCCTCGATGGCATTGCAGCCATAGCCTAGAAGCATCTGGTCCACATACACATCTGCTCTACCCTTGCGTTCCAGACAGCGGCCATTCTGTACACGCTGGATAACGTCGAGCTCTATGGCGGCACCATCTGCCTTCAGCCTTCTGACAGCACGTTCCAGTGCACGTGTACCTTTGATGGCAATGTTGGTGGGAGCATGTGCCACTCTCAGGATCCCGTCATCTATGGGCTTCCTGTAAGCCTGTAGCTCTGAGAGCTCGTATGACTGTGGCTGCCAGGTAGTCTCGTCTGGTGCCATTGCCCATAGATCCACCGTGGACATGATGGCAGTCGCCTTGTACTGCTTCAGAGCCTTCAGGTGGTAGTCGGGTCGGGTGCGGAACATCGTTCCATGATGATGAATGACAATGGGACGCCGCATGGGTGGCAGCTTCCTGAAGCGTTCGATGTACCTGAGGTCATTGTTCAGGTGCAGTACCTCAGCCCAAGGCCATTGCTCTTCCACCAGCTTCTTCATATTCATCCGATGCTTGATCGGATAAAAGGTCTTGGTGGAAGTAACGCTCAGGTACTCATCCTGAGTGTGGATCTTGGGCCATGCTTCCTGCAATCGTCCCTGTTGCCCACCAGTGTCCTGTCCCAGTGAGAGGTTGAGGATTCTCACGGTCGGATGACGAAGATGCTCTGCAGAGCATGCACCTGCTGCTGAGTGATTCTGTCTCCGAACAGGGCACGGTAGTCGTGGATCCAGTTATATTCAGCTGGCACCACATCCCCAATCGGTTCTGTCCACTCAATCAGCACAATGGCTTTGGTAGCCAGCTTCAGCAGCAGCTTGCAGACCTGCTCAATCTCATTGGGTGGAATGTGCATGAGCACTTCTGAGACCAGTACCAGGTCAAACTCGTGCTTTGAGTCGAAGTCCTGAATGGGTGTGGTGAATACCGCACCATCCGGTCTGACAGCCTGTGTGGCTGTGGTCTGTGCCTCACCGATGTCGAGTCCTGTGTAGTGGGCAGCTGGTAGTACCTCACCCAGCAGGGCAGCCAGCCGCCCACGTCCACAGCCTACATCCAGCACTGAGTGAATGGGATTCAGTGACGGCAACAGGTCGGTGAGGATCTGCTCAATGGCAATGTGCTCTGGTGAGACTGCACCAGGGCCAGCCAGCCACGGTCCCATGGCGGGCCAGTAGGTACGGGGATTGAAGCTAGCCATTGGGCTTACGAATCAGTGGGTAGGGATCCACTGGCTGTCCTGAGGGGTCATAGCAGGCTACGTGGACGTGACAGCCACCGATGTCCAGCCCAGTGCTGCCAACGTAGCCCAGCAGAGCTCCCTCTTTGACATAGGAGCCGTGTGCAGCCTTGTACCTGCTCAGGTGCCAGACCTCGGTGTGGTAGCCATTGGGGTGACTGACTCTAACACCCAGAGCTCCATTAGGGTCGATCATCCTGGTGACTGTGCCCTCAGCCATTGCTGACACCCTGTCACCACAGTAGAAGTTGCCGATGTCCATGGCCAGGTGCAGCCGCTTGAAGATGGCGTCCCAGTGGCCGAATGACTGGGTGATCCGGAATCCCGGTCTGCCGTTTGCAAGCTTGTCACTTGGCTTACGTGGCATCCCGAATGGGACTAGCCTTGGGCCCCCTACAGGCTTACGGAACATTGCAGCCCTCTCGTATCTGGCGTCTGATCGCTATCAGCAGTCTAGTGCTGTTGGCGGCAACCGTGCTGGATAGTGGAGTACGGCTGTCAGAGACCACAGGACCGATTCTAAGGCCACCTGTGCCTGATGTGGTGACACCACAGCCCGCGAGAAGTCCCGGCAGATCGGGGGCTGTCACAGTCGCTCCTACAGCTTCTGCCACAGGATCAGCAGGACCGTCACCAACAGCAGTGCCAGCACCAGCACCCCTACCCACTCCACGACCGTCACAAACACCCGCAGAGACTCCGCTGCCATCTGCTGTCTCGCCGTCAACTGTCCCATCGCCCTCACCTACACCATGCCTGATTGACGTTACGTTGCCAAGAGTGAGTATCTGCATCGACCTCTAGGGACCGATGTTGAGCAGGCTCCTGATGAATGGAGCGATCACCGGCAGCAGGAACACCACCAGACCGATGGCTCCCAGCATCAGCGTGATCTGACCGCGTAGCTTGGCGAGCTCTTCCCTGATCTGCTTGAGCTCGCTGTCAGTCTGGTCCTCGTACCTGTGCTGGTCTGTCTTGGTCCATGCGTCAGGGTGGTAGTGGTCACTGACTCTGCGTTGTGGTGTGGCGGCCACGTCACAGGAACCTGTCCACGGTCCCGATCACGATAGCCACGATGAACAGCCAGGTCAGTACCAGCAGACTGACCAGCAGCACACGTGTGAGGCGGTCACCCTGCATCAGTCGGTTGGGATCGGGTCAGTGCCAGTGGGATTGATGCTCTGGTAAATGCTGGCCAGGGTCTCAGCTGCATAGGCTGCCAGTGCCACACCAGCTGCAGCGATCATCGGCTCACTGCCTGAGTAGTAGCCGACCACAGCCAGCGTGGAAGCAGGCAGCACACGTCCAAGAATGTGCTTACGCAGGAAGGCTGCGACAGCATCAAGACTGAAGGTGCCTGCCCTGAGTGCAGCGTAGATCCCGAATGCGAAGTCGAGGAAGGCTGCTGTCAGTGCACCATAGATGGCAATGCCAGCCGGGGAGTCAAGTAGGGCTTGTATATCCATGGTCTGCATCATACAGCCAGTGTGTCGATAACCTGACCGAAGTCTGACGGTCGCCAGACGTGTACTTCACCCACCTGGTGCAGCATTCCCAGTACCTGCTTCTGCACCGGATCGAGTACGCCGTTCTGAGCCTTGAGCTCTGCGAAGATGATCCTTCCACCTTTGACCAGCACCAAGTCCGGCCAGCCCTTACCCAGTGTGCCCTTGGCTCCCACAGCCTGATGTTTGCCGGTCCTGCCGATGTGCATGGTCTGCCATCCCAGCGACAGTGCAGAGGCAAGTACCTGCTGCTGCCATTCAGACTCATTCATGGTCATTTCCTCACCTTGTGAGGGAGCAGGAGATGACAGAGGGCCAGTGCATCCCCTGCTCCCAGTACATCCTAGCGTGGCACTCCTGGCAGAACCTGCTGTGGCTCTGTGAATGGGAGGACAGCCGTGATCTTGGGCCAGCCCTTCTCATTCTTGACCAGCTGCAGCAGGACACGTGTGCCAGTAGGATCTTCGATCCTCTCACCCACTTGGGGTGCCTTACCCAACAGGGCAGTCAGGTACTGGTAGCTCACTGAGCCGGTGCCGGTGTTAGCGCTGGTGCGAGTGGTCAGGGAATCAACCTTCCCATCGTGCTCGATCAGCCACGTCCACTTCCGGAACTTGCCGTACTGGCCGTCATCCTCACTGACAGCTTCCAGCACTGCAGGATAGGTACCGTCACTGATATCCGGTGCACCACCGGAAGTAATCTCAAAAGGCATTAGATGTTTCCTGTAGCAGTTGGGATGTCACTGCTGCTGTCCCTTCATCAGGTGGTTGGTTATGTCACCCGATGTTCTGTTACGTAGCAGTGGGTTTAGATCTGTTGTAGTCCCTTATGTGGTTATGGGAATAGGCTTCCTCTCCTGTTGCTTCCACTTATAGGCTTCCAGTAAGCCTAAGAAGGTGATGTAATCAGACTCATAGGTAGTAGGTACTTCATAGAGCATATAGCCATAGCTATAACCTGCATCAGGACGCAGGTGAAGGATGCCGGTCCTCTGAATGTCTGGCATATCAAACGTTCTGGGGTCACCTTCCAGAATGATCCAATCAGCCCATCGGTAGGCAGCCAGCTGCAGTGCGTACTCTGGATACGGACCCCTGGGCAGTTTCCCAGTCTTGATATCCAGCAGCCAGAGCTCCTGATCGATCATCATCAGCAGGTCATACGTGCCCGCATACCCATTCAGAGACCACACCATCTTCTCTGATGACACAAAGGACGACCGGCTGTAACGGTCTGAGAAGGCCCTGTAAGCATCCAGATAGGGCTGAGTGGCTTCATCCACCTGCCAAGCCTTAGGATCGCTCTCAGAGGCTCTCAGAGCCATATCTGCTAGGTGGTGTACCCCACTGCCAATGGAAGCGGCACCATCCCTGTTCTTTCTGACTTCAGCTAGAGCCCACTTCACAGCTTCATCTTCAGTCAGGTCTACCAAGTCCTCTGCCTGACTACGCCACAGAGCCCTCACAGCCTGCTGTGCCTTCCATGTAGCCAGTGCTGGCTTGTCGAGTATCTCCAGGACAGTGGTAACAGAGGGAACAGGTCCCTCACCATTCAGGTAGTACCTGTGGTCGTCTGTCCTGAAGCCACCGACTGGCAGCAGACTCTTGACAAGCTCATGCTGCATCTTCAGACTGGCCGTAGACACCGCTGATGCGGGAGTCCCGGCAGACGGGAGAGGATCGGAAGTCACCGCTTCTGGTCCTCTCTTGCTATCTGTCACAGTGCACCTGCCTGAAGGTATGGATACTGCACCAGTCGCAGCAGCTGCTTGCCCAGCCACTCTGCATACAGTGGCGGGATGGCTTCTCGTACTGAGGTCCACGGCATTGGCCAGTCAATTCCCATTGCCTCACGTCCCTGCTGTGCAGTCTCAGCCATCGTTGCACCATCGGGCACCTTGTCTCCGATAGAGCCATAGATACCGATTGCCTGATGTCTGTGCTGACAGGGACCGGCACCCATCAGGTACTCAGAAGACTCAAAGATGCGGTGTCGGTACAGGTCGTGCCACTTGCCGTCACTCATCCTGGCACCCAAACCGAAGGTGGTGCCACACAGAACGACACCCGATAACGGCGCTCCGGGGACATTCTCAATAATCCATGGCTTATCAAGTACCTCAAGTCCTCGGCGCGTGGGAACCAGCAAATCAAGAGTGCTGGCAGTCCTGCCCATCTTCTTCCGCACCAGATGCTTGCTGATACTGAATGCCTGACACGGTGGGCTGGCATGGATTGCGTCGTACTCAGAGCCATGCAGTGCCAGATATTCGAGAGCGTCACCCTTCACGAAGTCCATGTCAGGAAACCTTCCCTGCCGGTCAACGATATCTACGCCCGTCACCTGGAAACCTGCCATCGTGTATCCGGCACTGGCACCACCACCACCGCAGAACAGGTCAAGCAGTCGTGGCTTACTCATGAGTCAAGCTCCCCTGCTCCAAGCATGTAGAGCAGCTGTGCGCTGCTCTGAGCTCCGACCTTACGTCTGATGTCGAGCAGAGCGTTCTTGACTGTCTGCAGTTGCAGCCCTAGCGCTCTGGCAGTCTCAGCCTGTGAGCCGGCCTCTGCGTACTGGGCAAGGATGCGACGCTCCCTGTCAGTCACCATCCGCCGTCTTCGTCTTCCAGCCTGCTGAGGAAGTCTTCATAGCTGTAGGGAGTGGCAGCAGCAGGTTCGTACCTGTCCTGGTCTTCAGTGGTGATCCGGTCAACGTAGGCAGCACACTTGATGTGCATCGTATGACCGGGCGACTGCCAAGCCTGACCCAAGATGCTCAGTGACTGCCACGGCCACATGATCCTATTGCACCAGCTGCAGCGCTTCATGACATAACCCACCGGTAGAGCCTGAGCTCACAGTAGGCTTTCATCGGTCACCGAACATCTGCCGCAGTCGCCACTCAGCGCACCACAGCGTAATACCGTCTCTAACGTGATCGTCCTTCAGCAGGTGGCAGTGGCTGCAACGGTAGGGGATGCCCTCACCCATGTAGATCGGCAGCCACTTCAACCTTGCAGGGGTTGAAGCATCGCTCAGTCGCTGTGCATTGGTCGTTGTCTGCATCGCACTCTCCTTCACAGAGTGTTCAACCCCGATCCCTGCTACAGGTGAGGCAGCAGCAGAGACCGGGGTTGTTGAATGGGTGTTCTGCTGCCTCACAACTGAGACAGTACACACGTACTAATGGGATGTCAAATGGTACTTTCAGGTGATCTTGGTACAGCGGCCGATACTGAAACCATTGATGATGGAGGTAAGGCTTGCTGTCTCTGAGGCATGGCGCAGTTGCAGGGTATCGGCATTCGTGACAGTGACAACCCTGGCGAGCAGCACGCACAACGTGTTCGTACCACCCGGACCGGTGGTCATCGTGAATGATTCTGTATCCTTGCTGAAGGTGAAGCCTGCCGCAAACTGAGTATTGAGTCCGGCAGCATTGGAAGGAACGAGACCAGTCAACGCAATGCTGGTAGTAGCCTGCGCCGCATTCAGCGCCAGCTTGATACCTACTGACGTCGCGTTGGTATTGACTCTCAGGAAGTATTCAACGAAATACGACGCATCAGCAGCCAGAGCAAACGAGAGACCCGTAACATCGGTATAGCTAGTCGTCGAGTTATCGTGCTGGGAAGTGAGCAGAGCATAGCTAATCGGATTGCTACCGCTGCCTGTGCCGGTGATCCCGGTGTGGTCAATAGCCGAATGCTGCACCATCAGGGAAGCGTCCTGTACTCATGCACCAGATCAGTACCTTCCCACACAAACACGTCTGTTCCGTTGGTCACTGCTTCCCACACTCGCTCTTCATTGTTGATGCGCACCCACACCGCTGCTCCGTCTTTTGGATCGGTGAGCAGGTAAACATTACCAGTCGGCCCATCAATCCAGATTGCGCCCTGAACATACCCAGCTGCTGCATCATCATCGACGGTCGGTGCCTCAGAAGCATGGAACACATAGCCCTGCAACTGACTAATCTCATGGTACTGCGTACCATCCGCAGACAGCAGGCCATGAGCGTGCTGGTGGTCACAGCGACTGGCACGAGTGCTGGTCCCGACCTGCTCGTCACCCTGTCTGACGGTATCGAGTGGCAGATCGCCGGGTGTAGCGCCTGAGCCACTGAACGACAGCTGCACCCAGCTGTTCAGGTTCGTGGACGTGCTCTCATCTGCAGGCAGATCATCCCCTCCCACCGCAGAAGAGGGATACAGGGAAGCACCGCCTGCCCCAGTGATCGGTCCCAGGTGCCTGCATCCAAGCTCTAGAATGATCCAGTCATTGAGAGCAGCCCCTGCCACCGCAGAAGCTGTCCCGCTAAAGGTTCGGTTGACTGGTGTCGGGCCTGCAGGGAACTTCGTCCCTGAGCTCGCTGCATGCGCTGCAAGCATGGTCCCGACGAACGTGCCACCTGAGCGCCACACGCGCCACACCCACTGCGCAACGTCGTTCTGAGCAGCTTCAGAGACACCGATCCCATAGCGACTGTTCGCTCTGATCTGCGCCTGCAGCACAAGCCCGCCTGCCTGTACCTCTGACAGCAGAGCAGCGTCAGTGATCTGAATGGCATGAGCAGCACGGTCTAGGTTGACGACACGGTTGGAGACCGGAACATTCACTCCTGAGAAGATGCTCTGTCCCGAACCGAGACCGGTGAACGTCCCATCAGGGGCAGACTTCAGCTGCCGTACGCCGGTAGTGCTTGCGTCTGCCCAGGCTGCATCCTCTGTGATCGTTCCAGGGGTTGCAGCATCGGTACTGAAGTAGAGCCTGCGAACGTCTGACGTACCCTCGGTCGGGAGAGCGCACAGCTTCAGAGACTGAGCAGGACCGGGAGTAGTGGTCCCCCTGCTGCCTGCAAGGTCTTTGCTCGTGTTACTGCTTGAGCGCTCCTCATTCAGAACCGCAGTGACAATGAATGAGCGAGCAGCCATCAGGTCTGTGTCGTCTCTGACAGCCTCTTCCAGCTCAATCTCAATGCCGGTGACTGCCTGATCCTCAGACGAGTAATCGAGCGCTGTGCCTGCACCCTGTCCTGTCGTCAGACTGATCGTATCCCCCGGCCAGAAGTGGCCGTCTGTGCCATCAGGACCAGGCATATACAGACCTGAGGCAGGGGTAAAGCCGGGGATAATGCGGACCTTTATCTGCTTCTCGCCATTGTCCTGACGCTGCAGGAAGCGTCTGCCTGCCTGATCAAGCACGGTGTTGTTACTGCTGTTGTAGGAAGTGGCAACAACCTTCTTCCAGGCAGTGCCTGAGGGATGCACTGCAAGCTCGTATACGCCGTCTTCGCCCTTCACAAGAGCGTGTGTAGCCTTCTTATACGAGCTCCCTTCCACGTCCAGATCAGTGGCGATATTCACGCCCTCTGTCAAATGCACCGTGGAAGCACCGATAGCCCCGGTCAGATCACGTCCGAAGGTCTGATAAGCATCAAGCTGTAACAGGGGACTGCCAACAGAGCCAAGGTCAATCTGTGTGGTGATCCCTGAAGCGTCTTCCAGAATCCACAGAATCTTCAGGTAGTCATCCTGAATCTTCAGGGTGAAGTCCTGGGTGCCTGCAATGTCATCAGTCCATGCCACTGAGGCAGAGTCGTTGCTGTCGCTGAAGCTCTTTGTCAGATCAGGCAGGAAGGGACCAGAAGGATTGCTCTGATCTTCCAGGATTAGCCTGTTGAGAATGGCTCCTGCTCTGGCAGTAGAAGGCCACGTCCAGATACCGTTATCACGCTCTACCGCATTGTCAAAGCCTGCGAAGGATGCAGACCACAGAAGCATGCGTTCGAGGTAGTGCTTCGGACCGGGACCGGCAAAGGTGAATCCCTCTCCGCCCTTCTCGTCTCTGCTGACAACCTGCTGCTGTCGGGGATTGATGAAGAAGCCATGCAGGTACTTGGTGGCATGGACACTAGGAATGAGGACTCTGACCAGTACCTCAGGCTCTACGATCCCGCGCTGGAACAGCCCACCTGCAGGCACCTTGCGAGCGAACGAGACCTCACCTGAACCCAGGGAGTCACGTTGAATGTCTAGCTTGACTTCCTTCAGGAACTGGTCGTCAGTGCTGCACTCAAAGATCGTGCTGCCGTTGGGGTCATCAGCAGCGAAGAAGTGGAGCTCTAGAGCAGGCATCAGCTACCACTGACCCACCACAGACCATCAATGCATTCCAGCCTGAAGCTCCAACGCTGGAAGCTCATTGCGTTTTGAATGTCACCTGCCAGCTGATCCAGCGTACGGGCCTGTATCTCCCAAGATGCTGTCAGTCCCAGATAGTCGTTACTGCCGGGAGCAGCGATCAGAGAACCGGGAGCAGCATCCAGCGTGAAGGCTGCAAGGATGGTCTGCGTGTTCTGGTGCCAATCCAGCCTGCGCTCTTCTGCATCTGCTCCACGTCCACTAATGAAGCCTTCGATCAGTAGCTCCTGCCGGTCATTGATTCGGTTACCCAGGTACTGACCTTCCTTGCCGGGTGCAGTGACATCCTTGCCTCTGACCTCAGGATTCTCGTGGCCCGGTAGCCCTTCGATGATGTCGAAGTAGTAGCTGCTGGTACGAGCGTCAGCAGTGTGCTGCAGAGACTGTCCACGGAACGTAAGACTCATGGCAGCATCCCCTGCAGCCTCTGTGAGCGATTGACAAGCGCTACAAGGCCCTTCTCGTCTGGGATGGGTGATTGGACGTTATACGTGAAGAAGTTAGTTACTCCGGCGGTCTGAGAGCCTGTGAGCGGCACTACCGCTTCTGGGCCACTCTCACCGATCAGTGCCAGTGTCGGCTTGGTGACGATGCCACCCTGCGCCAGCATCGGGATATCAGGCAGACCGATGCTGAAGCCACCGATGGTGCCGAAGAATGGGACATCAATCTGAGGGAAGGTGATGTCGATGCTGTTCCAGAACGAAGCGAAGGCGTTGTACAGACCTTTGAAGATCCCGATCACTCCACCCACGATGTCACTGATGAAGCCTGCCGTGGTCTCGAACACGTTACCCAGTACTTCGAACGCTCCACCGATACCTTTGAATGCAATGTCGAGTGCTGTAAACAGAGCACTGGCAGCCACTCCCAGGATAGGCAGTACCACCTTGGCAAGCTCCAAGATGATCGGCATTACGGTCCTGATGACGTTGCCCACTGCACCAAATACCTGCCCTGCCACAGACATGATCGTAGGCAGGTTGGCTTGTACCCATGCCACCAGACCGGCGAAGATCTGCTGCAGTAATCCGACTGAGGATCCTGCACCACTGAACAGACTGGTAATGAATGCCACTACTGGTGCAATGGCTGCTTGGATCTGTGGCATGGCTGCCACTACAAAGTCTGCCAACCCCTTCAATCCCTGAGCTACCAGGGTCAGCACTGGCAGCAGGATCACTCCCAGTGACTCTCCCGCCTCTCCCAGGGCATTGAGAGCCTGAGTCATCTGCCCACCAGACGTAGCAGCCAGATCCTCTGCCACTGTCCCAAACTTCTCCCCGAAGGCATCCAAGATGACGCCTTGTGCAGCTGCTGTATCTCCTGCTTCAGTGAAAGCAGCGATCTGCTCTTTCTGAGACTCCGTGAGAATCAGACCAGCCTTGGCGAGCTTGCCTGCAGCCTGCTCTGGCACTGCCAGTGCCTTCCCAAGCAGCTTGCTGGCCTGTGGAATGTCAGTACCCATGAAGGCTGCAAGGTCTGCTGATGCATCTGTAGCCTGTGTGAATGCCTCACCGGTGATGTTGCCGAATGACAGCAACGTTGCCTGTGCTGCCTTTACGGAGTCATCATCAAAGGTCGTGGCTTCTGCCAGTGCAGTAGCGTGCTCATTGAGAGCATCAATACTGGTAAAGGCTGCTGCACCAGTACCCTTAAATACGGATTCCAGCTTGGCCTGTGCCTGCTCTGCCTCTGAGGCAGCAGCAGTGGCTGCTACACCGATGGCCGTTAGCGCAGTAGCACCAGCTGCCGCTCCAAATACAGCAGCCTTACCAACACCAGCCAGAGCACCGCCTAAGCCATTCAGCTTCTTGGCACCCTTGGTGATGACATTGACATTGAGGTCTAGCTCAGCCATCAGTCCACAGTCTCCTGCACGAACTGATCTAGAGCCTCATCAGTCTTAGCAAGCACGTCAGCATCCTCAGCAGCAGGATGCAGCCACAGACCTTCTGCGGTGTGGGTGTGCTGAAACTGTGGGTACAGATCTGACCCGAATTCAGAAGATGCTGCCACCGCATCCATGGGAATCCCGGCAGATCGGATCAGGTTGCCAGTGACAACCAGTGCATCAGCCACCATCCCAGATTGAGGAGTAGGGCGAGCAGCAGCGAGCGAGCGAGCCTTCTCCACGAGAAAGGATGCGTACTCTGATTCCAGCTTCTCAGGGTCATCAAGAGCATCTGCCAGCCGCCTCAGAGCCTTGGCGCCGTAGTCAGCGCTGTGTCTGGTCATCGGCGCCTGCTCCGCTTCTTGGCTGCTCGCTCATGCTCTCTACGTTCCTCGTCCAGGACCCTGAGCATGGCTACGTAGTCAGGTGCCTGGAGACCTCGTACCTGATCGGGTGTCAGCTGCCACTGTCTGCCGAATCGAGCGACTGAGAGTCGCTGTCTGATTTTGGGCTGTCTACGTTTATGGCCTCACCCAATCGTTCAGCCATGTACCCAAAGTCGGCTGCGCGGATGTGCTCAGTAGCAGGAGTGCCATTACTGAGGCCCAGACGAGCAGCAGCAGAATCGAAAGCAGCGCCTGCCACCTGTGCGTCCTTGCGTCCATTGGCTGTGCCCTCAATCAGATCGGCAGCGCTCAGGCCAGCGATCACTTCGTCAATCTGATCCTTTGTCAGCCACTCGCTCATGTTGGGACCGAAACCCAGGCCACTTCACTGAGCACTGCACAGTCAAAGCTGAAGGTGCGAGCCTCACCAGGAGTGGTGGGACCGTACAACGAAGGATTCAGCATGATCTGCGTATTGAAGGTGCGGTAGCGTGTGGCGTCTGTGCGGTCATAGAGCTCTGCCCTGACCGACTCTCCAACGAGAGCAGACCAGTTGGCATCAGTCTCCGCATTGACCGTCACTTCAAACGTGGCACCCACAACGATGTCGTCGGGGATCTGGAAGTTGCCACAGAAGGTGGTCACGTCTGTGGTGGGCGTGTCCACTGTGAGCTCCACAGACGACATGTCACATGACACATCCACGGGGCTGCCCACATCATCGCCATCCTCATCGAGTGGCTGAAGGTGCAGCAGTGGACGATAGACAATGATCGGGGCGACCATTCAGCTACTCTCCTGTTCTGAATTTGCGTATTCCAAGTTTACCTTAGCAGCCAACAGTGCCGTACCGGTTGACTGATCTAACACTGGTGCCTGAGCACTGACAAACCGCCAACCTTCAGGCAGATTCTCCATGAGCTCAATGATGATGTGGTGCAGATCCGCCTCACCATCCTGTGGTGTGCTGGCAGTGACCACACAAATCGCTGCATAGTGCTGTAGATCGTGGCAGTAAGCAGCAGGAGCAATCCACTCACCATCTGCCCTGAGCACCAGTGCTGGTGGCTCCAGGCTGCTGATCGGTCCCTGCAACACGCTCCAGTTGTCCGGCAGCAGAGTCAGCAGATGATCTGCCAGCGCCACCGTAGGCAGCGCCATCAGCCCACACCGAAGGCGTAGTGACTTCCAGTAAGAAGCCTCTGGTACGTCGGGTGTGTGGCTGCAACCCTGAGTCCACCGGTATCGAATACAGCTGCAACCCCGTAAGGTGCGTCTGGTGCCTTTGTGACCATGACAGCCAAGAGCAGTGCAGCCTGGCTGAGAGAGTCTGTAACTTCCAGACCTTCTGAGGCATCATCGAATGCTTCCGGTGTACCAGAGCAGTCAATCTTGACCTGGTCAATGGCTGCTGCCAGTGCTGGTGTCAGAAGATCGTCCCGAGCGTCTGTGTTGACGTTCAGAGCAAGCTTCAGATCATCCAGCACCGGCCAGTCAGCCATCCGAGCACCCTGCCCTAATCAGTATCAGGTGGCAACCACGTAGGTGGTGAAGGCTGCGGGATAGATCGGGGCCCACCAGCAGAAGCCAGCCAGACCGACATCGCGACCTGCCTTAGAAGGAACATCTGCGACCAGCTGGAAGGCACCATCCTCGCACCAGATGAATCCGGCGCTAGGTCCGATGATGATGTCAACAGCTTCGTCATCCAGGTTGGGATCCCAGACCGGCTGCAGCGTGATGCCAAGCTCATTCCCACCACCAGCACTGAAGCCACTGATGGCTGACAGTGACGGGTATAGGAACGTGCCACCACCACCGGATGGTGAGCGAGCATTCATGAACTGCACCAGTGCAGTCGTACTGAGGATGATCCGGTTTGGCTTCATCGTGCCACTGGTGGCAGTGGTGGTGTTGGTGAAGGCCTCTCCGAAGCTGTCTGTCTCCACATCGAAGGTGCCAGTACCTTCCACCACAGCAGCCGTGCCCAGCAGGTCATCCAGTGCCGCGTTGTCAGTAACGTTGGCGTACTGCTCTGCAAGAAGCTCCAGCCACAGCCCAAGGAACTCAGGAGAGCTCCTGCGAATCAGCTGCAGCGACAGGTCTCCTGCACCAGCGTAGGTCTCCATCGGGAAGTCAACGGTGTCGATGACCGTGGCACGCGATGCCACTTCATCCTTCTCAGCTTCCTGCTTGGCAACCAGAGGATTCTGAGTAATGCGCGGGAGAACGATGCTGGTACCTGCAGCAGGTGCAGGGATCTGCGTCATCGCATTCAGGAACGGGCGACCACTGGTGATGCGTCCGATAACGCGATTGACCAGTGCATCCGGCACCACGCCTTCATTACCAGTCGTGACGACTTCTGCAAGCTCACGGGTCTGGAATTCCAGCGTCCGCTTCTCCATGGTGTGGGACTCTGCCACTGCAGGAGCAGCCACCTGGAAGGCTCGCTGTCGCTCGTCAATCTTGTCCAAGCGAGTAAGGACCGCTTCAATGCGATCATCGGAGACAGGTGCAGCAGGACTCTGCTCCACTGTCTCAGGAACAGTCTCTTCTGCCACTTCTGACTCCCGTACTTGTAAAACTGCCGATTGACTAAAGGCAGGCTTGTACGTTGTGGACACTTCCAAAACGCCGTCAACCTTTACGCCTTTATGAATCCACTGCATCCTACCATCAGCCATGCGGCGACGGTCGTGCTTGCCATCATTGAAACCAATACTGACTCCCGGTGTAACGCCACTGCGCACAAGCTCTAGCTGCTCGTCACCAGCCTGGGTCTTTGCAACCCTGAAAGCCATGTGCAGCCCATCATCCTCTTCGCTGAGACTGATGCCGCGTCCCGTAGGTGGGTCCTGATGAAACTGCCTAAGCGTGAAACTGGCAGGGTCCACACCATCAAAAGCGCCCTTCTCAAAGCGCTCTAGTCCGCGTGAAGTCTCTGCATCTGTATCCCACGGCAGGACAAGCGCTTCAATCTCGCGCTTCTCCTCGTCACGGATCTGCAGTGTCCCACCCAGGACGAGCTCAGTTGTCATGCCGACTGTGCCTCTTTGATGGCTTTGAGTAACTGATCGCGGGTCTGCTTGCCATTGATGCCAAGCTCTACAGCCTTGGCTTGGATGTCACGGTACGAGGCATCCGACAGGCTCTTGCCGATGGGGGCAGCAGGAGCACTGTCGGGTCTGGTGGCCTCTGTATAACGGATCGCTTTTCGGGGCACTAGTCGATAACTCATGCTGCAGGCACCTGGATTCTAACAGGCTCTGGTGCAGGAATCGGCTCTGTATCCACCAGTGAGTCCAGACCAGCGATAGCAGCCGCTGTAGTCGATTCTAAGCCTGCTGTAGTCAGCGTCGAGTACACATTCGCCTGTGTAGTCACATCAGCCCTTAGAAGGCCGCTGAGGTCAAAGCGGGCCACAGTCGTCCTGGTAAGACGCTCACTGATGCCGTGCTCAATCGGCTCCAGGTAGTTAGGGCTGATCGTGCTACGGATCATTGAGTCGAAACGCTGTCCGATGTTCTGGTAGGTGAGCGAGGATCCTGAAACGGCTGCATTGAGGATATCTGCGTCCAATCCAAACATAGTTGCAACGTCTGCTGCTGAGTGCTTACGAGACTCAAGTAGCTGTGCTGATTCCGGATCAGTTGTAAACGGCGTCGCTTCAATACCGCCCGAAGTGACGCGTACTTCATTTGAGTCACGTTCCAGCCACCTGTCCACCAGCCTGTCTGCATCTCCTGGTGCCAGAGTAGCAGCAGTCTTCAGCACCACTGACGGCACACCACCGCGTCTGAAGAATCTGGCAGCCCACCTGTCTGCCTCTACAGCCACATTGATGGCTGCTCCGCACAGCTGCAGTGGTCCCCATCCCCGCAGACCATTGACCTCACGCATGAAGAAGCCATGCTCAATATCATCGGTTGGCAGCTTCTTGTTGCGCCAAGTGTAAGTGCGGATCAGTGGGAAGTTTTCATCCCAGTCAACCGTGACCTCACCCGATGGCAGAAGCAGCAGAGCTCTGGCTAGTCCCTCGTCATCCCTGTCCACCACCCACCAGATGTATTCACCGCGAGTGGCAAGGCTGTAGGCAGTGTCCCTGAAGAAGTCGCGAGGGATGCCAAGCACGCCAGGGCGCTTCACCAAACGCGGTGCGGTGGCGTCATCCATGCGTACGCCATTACGCCACGCTTCCAGCGTCAGTGACCCGACGATGTTGCTGATCATGCTCACAGCACGGAAGATGGCTGGTGAGCTCAGCGCTTCTCTGATGCTGGGTGGCGTAGCCACCTCAGAAGCAGACAGACCCTGCAGAGCGAGCAGCTGCTCAGTCAGTCCAGGGTAATCAGTAAACGAGTCAATAGCACGAGTTTGCAGGGCGCCGTGCTTTGTTAGTTGCATCCCCTGCAGCATACACCAGAGACAGCCGCTTTCAATGGGATGTCCCGGCAGACAGTCGGGTCAATAAACTGAAGGCACCTGCACCTGTGGATTACTGGCCATCCACACAGCACGGATTGCAGCCAGTGCAGCTGTAATGCTCCTGTCTGGGTCTGCTCTGTCTGCCATCCATGCACCACCACTCGTGCTCTTCCTGGCCACGTAGGGCAGATCGCTGCTGATGCTATCTGCCTGCTGCCACCTGATGGCCTGTGTCTCCACGGCTCTGACAAAACGCTCTGAGGCATTCGCAAACAGGCTGCTGTTGATCTTCTCCGTGTTCGGGAAGTGCCGTGCCAGATGCTCGTCTGTCCACGGATCGTAGGCCACCACCTCCACACCAGCTGCCTGTGCCTGTGCTGTCAGATCCACTGCCAAGTCAACGACGTTGATGGGGTTGCCAGTCACTTCTGCAGAGACCAGCAGACCGATGGTGCCGTCTGACTGCTTCCAGGCAAGCGCTGCAGATGCCCGCTTGCCAGAAGGATCCACGTTGATACCCATGGCTGGTCTGTTAGGAGTCTCCACGTAGCCCCTGCACATCTGCCATGCAGAATCCTGCACCAGCCTAGGCAGCATGGAGACCACCCACCGGCACAAGTGCTCTGTCTCAAAGATCGAGAGCTCACCGGCAGTGGTGTACTTGTGGTGCAGGGAGCGCAGAATGCGCATGCTCTGCCCATACTGGAAACCGACTGATGGGTTGGCTTGCTTCCATGCTCGCTGATCGTCTACTGCCAGATCAGGATCAGCAGACCACTCGGCGTAAGCCAGGTCGCCGGGATCGTCTGACGTGCCTCTGTCTTTGAGCTCATTCAGCACAAGCGATGTCTCGTCGCCCGCATTGCTCAGATAGATGACCTGTGGGTTGGTACTGGCACTGATCGTCGGCTCTGCTCTCCGAATAAGCTCGAAGTCCTTCTGCTCCCGTACCTCATCGATGATCAGCCTGTCTGCAGACCTGCCTCTGAAGCTCTTCTGTGGAGCGAGGATGGTGTAGCGACCGCCACTGGGGTGCCTGATGCTCTCCTGTCCATTGGTGCGCCTGATGTCCCCGATGGCATGAGCAGCCACCTTCTCAAACACTTCACGTGGCAGCTGCCGGTCCTGCGCTGTGTGCAGCACTCGCTCTCCACGTTCCAGGCTGTCAAGGATCAGCGGCACCAGAATCTCGCTCTTGCCGTTCTGCCTGGCAGCGATGATCGCTACTTCGCGGTACTTCCAGCGATGCTGCTCGTCTGCCGAGTAGATCAGATCGAGTGCGTACTGCTGCCATGGGAACAGATCCAGCCCAATGCGCTGTGCTGCCCTGTAAGCCCTGTCTACGTCAGAAGTGGCACTGAGTAGCGGACCGATGCGTGGATAGCCTTTT